AATCGCCGAGAAGCTTCGGATCATTCTTGGCTTTCATGAACTCTATGATCGCCTTGTGCTGAGCCTGCGCCGAATCCAGCAGTGGTTTCATCTGCGCCGAGACTGAATCTTTCTCGACCGACTCGACCGCCTTGACCACTTTTTCCAACGCCTTGGCCTGCGCGATAGACTCATCAGTGGCTTCGCCATACAGGGTTTTGACGGTAGCCTTGAGATCCTCGGCCGTCCGACCCTGAGCTTGCTCGACCAACTTAGCCTTTTCAGCCTCGCGCTTAGCCGCCTTGTCTTGCGACTCGGGATTCTCGGACTTGGGTTTCGTTAGCCCGTGAATCTCTTTATTGCGCTTGACCACGCGCTCCCAGCAGTCGCCAGACGCGCCCTTTGGATCAGCCGCGCCGTTATCACGCGCCCGGACTTCGGCAACCGCCTTGAACTTATCGGCAACCGTCATCCAAGCAGTGAACGTCAGCAGATCGGCAGATTTCAGAGAGCCCAGCACAGCCGCGACAGAATCGCAGGACTTGCTGAAATCAAAAGCCGAATCCATCGCCAACTCAGCCGCGACAGAAATCGACTCGGCCATCTCAGCAGACAGGGAGAACGCCGTAGCAACGGCATCGGCAACAACAGTTTTTTGAGACATAACAAACTCCAATCAATAAAGATCAGACAGATCCGCGCAGTGCGGATCTGTCCGGCATGGCTCGCCGACGAAATGTCTCGATCACCATGACCACAGTATAGCACAATGAAACACAACGTGTGGTTTTTTCGCAGGCATCGCCAAGCGCAGAGCAGGCCGCGCCTGACGCTAGAGAATCAAGGGTCAAAAAATAAAATCGAATCGACTACCGTAGTGTCATAGCTTGAACGATAGTTTTCGCACCCCTACCGGCATTTCATTTCTACTACGTCTACCCCTACTACCCGGGTACCCCCAAATACATACAAGTAAGCTAAGTCTCCGTATACACCATAATTTGCACATCCCACGACGTATTTTTGTGCATTGCAGTACCCCCACCCCCCTTCAAAAGTTAGTTAGTACTAACTAATCAACACCAGGAAAACACCCCCCTTGTCTTTTCTTTACCTCCCACATCCCCGGGGGGTACTATTTTTAACGGGGGTGGAACAATTGGACTTTGCAGTCGTGAGGTTCGGTTGTTGTACACCCACCCCCATTGCGTTTCCCACTTTTACCCACTAGACTCCACCCCCAAATGAAGCCACAAACCGCTTTCATGTATGTCGTTTATCCAAGTCACTCCGGATAACGCTGTCCCTTTGCCGGACACACAGACAGACGACGCCCCTACATCGGTGCGCGAAGCAGTCGAGGTATCTTCAACAACAGCGATGGTGCTGCATGATCTCGGCATGGGGTTTGACATGACCCCGGCAGATGAGAAAGCGGCAGAGAAGTTATTTGAAGACCTGCGTAAAAATCCAAAGGCAAAGAATTTACCGGCAGAACTTAATACCCCCGAGGTAGCTGCTAAGGTCGGTGCGCTATTAAAAGCCTACGACCAGCAGGTTGTAGCAGATGCAACACAACTCCGCACATTAATTACTAACAAACTTATCCTGCTTGCGGACTGTGGGGATACGAAGTACGAGCTAAAAGCCTTGGAACTCCTAGGCAAGATCCAAGATGTGGGTTTATTTAGTGAGAAGTCAGAGGTCACGGTTATACATAAGTCCTCAGAAGACCTAGAAGCTGCAATTCGGGACAAGGTCCGCCGCCTAATTCACAGCAATACGATAGATGTAGAGCCGCTAGTGGACGACTTGGAAGCTGAGCTAGGCGTTAAAGAAATAGAAGAAGAGAAGTCAGATGCAAGCCCCGACGCTGGCTGAACTTCAAGCCCTCTTAAATGTGCTTCCTCAGTTACCAGAGGGGGAAAAGCGCAAGGTATTTCAGCAATTGGAAGCCTATGAGCGCATGCAAGAGCAAGAAAAAGCTAAAAAAGACTTTCTTGAGTTTGTAAAAAAGGTCTGGCCGTCTTTTATTGCTGGTAGGCACCACAGCCGCATGGCAAAAGCCTTTGAGCGTGTCGCTCGTGGAGAGCTAAAACGACTCATTATTAACATGCCACCACGGCATACAAAATCAGAATTCGCCTCTTACCTGCTACCAGCTTGGTTTTTGGGTAATTACCCAAGTAAAAAAGTGATCCAAACGTCCCATACGGCAGAGTTGGCGGTGGGTTTTGGCCGGAAAGTGAGAAACTTAGTTGACCAAGAGAAATATAGATCAGTGTTTCAAGGAGTTGAGCTACAAGCGGACTCTAAAGCTGCTGGCCGGTGGGCGACTAACGCGGGCGGAGACTATTTTGCTATCGGTGTTGGGGGTGCTGTTACGGGTAAAGGCGCGGATTTGCTCATTATTGACGATCCTCACTCGGAACAAGAAGCCGCCCTTGCAGAAATAAACCCCGAGATCTACGATAAGACCTACGAGTGGTACACCTCGGGTCCACGGCAGCGTCTGCAGCCAGGGGGAGCTATTGTCATTGTGATGACACGGTGGTCTAAACGTGATCTAACAGGGCAAGTACTCAAAGCCGCAGCACAAAGAGGGGGCGATGACTGGGAAGTTATTGAATTTCCAGCACTTTTACCGTCTGGCAACCCACTTTGGCCTGAGTTTTGGTCTTTAAAAGAGCTTTCTGCACTAAAAACTGAACTTCCAAACGCAAAATGGCAGGCTCAGTACCAGCAAAACCCAACAAGTGAGACATCTGCCATCGTAAAGCGGGAGTGGTGGCAGATTTGGGAGACTGAAACCCCACCATCCTGTGAATTTATCTTGCAATCCTGGGATACGGCGTTCGAGAAGAACAATCGCGCCGACTATTCAGCATGTACGACGTGGGGCGTCTTTTATAACGACAACGAAGCTACCGGTAAACCGGAAGCAAATATTATTTTGCTCAATGCGTTTAGAGAACGCATGGAGTTTCCAGAGTTAAAGCGCCGTGCCCTTGAGCAGATGAGAGACTGGGAGCCAGACTCAGTCATTATTGAGAAAAAAGCCTCCGGCGCACCCCTCATATATGAGCTACGAGCTATGGGTGTGGCAGTTCAAGAGTTTTCTCCCAGTAAAGGTAATGACAAGATCAGCCGACTGAACGCCGTGTCCGATCTGTTTGCCTCTGGAAGGGTCTGGGCGCCCAACACACAGTGGGCAGATGAAGTAATTGATGAAGTTGCATCCTTCCCGGCAGGGGAGCATGATGACTACGTTGACTCGGTATCTCTTGCGCTGATGCGGTTTCGTAGGGGCGGATATATCCGCTCTGCATTGGACGAGGAAGAAGAGCCAGAGTATTTCCGAAGACGGGAACCATACTATTAATGAGTAACTTTACCTGCATGTACTTTGAGAAGGCTATGCCCACGGCCTTTTGTGATTATGTCCGCGCTTCCTTGGATTGGTCGGTGGCAGTTGATGCTGGCGTACACGAGGAAGAAGGCCGGGACTACACAAACTACCGCAAGACTCAGGTTCTCTCGGAGGATCTGATGTCTCCGATAGGAGCGGTATGTAGGACGTACTTACTAGAAGGTAACGCTAGAGGGCAGTGGGCCAAGACCGTGTGTGGGTTTGATCCGGTACAGATTCTTAGGTACGGACAGGACGGCCACTATTGGTGGCACCACGATAAGCTCCCCCCGCAGGATGGTAAACAGCGGCAAGTATCTTTAATTTTACTTTTAAGTGACCCCTCTGAGTTTGAAGGCGGAGAACTTCAGATCAAGGATAAGACGGACAATGCGTTAAAAAACAAGGGCGACATCATTGTGTTTGATTCAGCTGCACGACATCGTGTTACGCCCGTAACTAAAGGAACCCGGATCTCAGCGGTATGCTGGGCGTATGGATATTACGAGGAATAAATCATGGCTATTGATAAAGCAGTAAACCAAGCCCCGCAGGGATTAACGGACGCTGACCTTGCTATTGCACAGGCTATTCAGCCGGACATCGAGATTGAGATCGAGGATCCTGAGTCAGTAACTATTGGCATGGATGGGCTTGAGATTGAGATCGAGCCAGCCAAGGAGTCTGAGGATGACTTTAACGCTAACTTGGCCGAGTACATGGATGAGAGCACTCTGCAGCAGTTAGCTTCTGAATTGATCGGTGACTTTGATGATGACATCGCTTCCCGCAAGGACTGGATACAGACCTACGTAGATGGGTTAGAACTCCTGGGCATGAAGATTGAAGAACGCGCCGAGCCGTGGGAAGGCGCTTGTGGCGTGTATCACCCGCTGCTGTCTGAGGCGCTGGTGAAGTTCCAGTCTGAGACCATGATGAGTACGTTTCCCGCTAATGGTCCAGTCAAGACTCAGATTATTGGTAAAGAAACACCCGAGAAAAAAGATGCGGCTGAGCGAGTTCAGGACGACATGAACTATCAGCTGATGGATGTGATGAAGGAGTACCGGCCCGAGCATGAGCGCATGCTCTGGGGCTTAGGTCTAGCGGGTAATGCGTTCAAAAAGGTGTATTACGACCCCAACCTAGAAAGACAGGTATCTATATTTGTCCCTGCCGAAGACATAGTTGTGCCTTATGGTGCAAGTAATCTGGAGTCTGCAGAGCGTGTCACACATGTGATGCGTAAGACTGAGAACGACCTGAAGAGACTACAGAATGCTGGCTTTTATCGAGACATCGACCTTGGTACACCCGCCAACGTACTTGATGAGGTAGAGAAGAAGATTGCTGAGAAGCTGGGCTTTAGAGCTACCAGCGATACTCGATACAAAGTGCTTGAGATGCACGTTGAGCTGGACTTAGAGGGATACGAACATAAAGGAGATGATGGTGAGCCAACCGGTATCGCGCTTCCTTACGTGGTTACTATTGAAAAAGGATCAGGTGAAGTACTCGCGATACGTCGTAATTGGCAACCAGAGGACGAGACTTATCAAAAACGACAGCATTTCGTTCATTACGGATACGTTCCGGGCTTTGGTTTTTATTATTTTGGGCTTATTCACCTTGTTGGTGCTTTTGCCAAGTCTGGTACTTCTCTTATTCGTCAACTTGTTGACGCGGGCACGCTCTCTAACCTTCCCGGGGGCTTTAAAGCGCGGGGGCTACGGGTCAAAGGAGACGACACCCCGATAGCTCCTGGTGAATGGCGAGATGTCGATGTGCCTAGTGGCGTAATTAGAGATAACCTGCTGCCGCTGCCATACAAAGAACCAAGCCAGACGCTGTATCAGCTGTTTAATACGATCATTGAAGAAGGGCGGCGGTTTGCCAACACGGCAGACCTGCAGATCTCGGACATGTCATCTCAAGCGCCAGTGGGGACTACGCTGGCAATTCTTGAGAGAACTCTTAAGACGATGTCTGCTGTCCAAGCTCGGATTCACTACTCCATGAAGCAGGAGTTGGGCCTCTTAAAAGAGATTATTGCTGCTTACACGCCAGAAGAGTATTCATATGAGCCAGAAGAAGGCTCTCGCAAAGCCAAAAGATCAGATTACGACAACGTTGACGTTATTCCCGTGTCGGATCCCAATGCCAGCACGATGGCGCAAAAGATCGTCCAGTACCAAGCGGTCCTCCAGTTGGCTACGCAGGCACCCAACTTATACAACCTACCTCTCCTTCACCGACAGATGTTAGATGTGCTGGGTATTAAGAATGCCCAGAAGTTGGTACCGATGGAAGAGGATCAGAAGCCTATTGATCCTGTCTCTGAGAACCAGAACGTGTTGATGGGTAAACCGGTCAAGGCATTTATGTACCAAGACCATCAGGCTCACATTACGGTTCATATGTCTGCTATGCAGGATCCCAAAATTCAGCAGCTGTTGCGTGGTAATCCGATGGCACAGATGATGCAGCAAGCCATGATGGCTCACATCAACGAGCACTTAGGCTTTGAGTACCGCAAACAGATTGAGCTTCAGCTTGGCTTTAATCTCCCACCGCGAGAGGATGAGACTGGTGAAGAAGTCAATATGAATCCTGAAGTTGAAGCCAAACTTGCTCCGTTACTGGCGCAAGCAGCTCAGCGGTTGGTACAGAAGAACTCTAACGAAGTGGCGCAACAGAAGGCTCAGCAGCAGATGCAAGATCCGC